CAGCCGCAAGAGAAGCTGCGAGAGCAGGCAGCGGGGCGGTGGGCATGAACTGTTGCGATGCAAACGGGAACTGCCGCCAAGGCCGTGATTGCCCGGTGAGGGGGTATTGGAAGAATCCACCTGAAACCAGAATAAGCGTCATTGCTGAAGACGAGCAGCCAACCCCTGCTGATGGCCAACTGGTGTGGGTGGTGGCGGCATTCATTGTGCTGATGCTGGGTCTGCTGACTTTGAGGAGTTGTTTATGAGTAAAGCAAACGAAGCCCTTGACCGGATGGCAGAGAACGCCAGACAGGTGGGGCTGGACTACGAGCCTGATGGGATGCACCACAACAAGCCACAGAAACGCCCACAAAACTGCGGGACAGGCTATTGCTCTTGCATTGAGTGCGTGATGGAGCCAGCACAACAGGAGCCTGCGCCCCTGCGAGACGCAATGGTGGCAAATCTTGTGCGCGAGGGCATCAACAAGCATCGTGCCCGTGAATTAGCCGACCACTTTATTGGCCTTGCCACAGCACAGCCAACCGTCCCCGATGCCTTGACCCTTGCTGACAAGGAAAGCCCTGACTACACTGATGGCTGGAACGACTGCCGACAGGCGATGCTGGCGTCATAATTGACGCCTATGGCAAAAGACAATGTTTTCCAGCAGTGGGTGGACAGGTATCACCCTGACCCGGTTCTGTTTGTTCAGGAGGTGTTGGGGGTTGACCCTGACCCCTGGCAGATTGATTTCTTGAAGGCAATCGCCCGAGGGGACAGGAAGATCTCAGTCCGCAGCGGCCACGGTGTGGGAAAATCTACGGCGTCAAGCTGGGCCATGTTGTGGTACTTCATGACCCGCAGCCCGGTCAAGGTGGTGGTGACAGCGCCGACATCCAGCCAGCTTTATGACGCGATGTTTGCGGAACTGAAGCGGTGGATCAATGCGATGCCGCTGCCCCTCCAAGGTTTGCTGACTGTGAAGCAAGAGAGGATTGAGTTCAACGCTGCGCCGACTGAGATGTTCATCTCGGCCAGGACCAGCCGGGCCGAGCAGCCTGAAGCCTTGCAGGGGATTCACTCAGAAAATGTGATGTTGGTGGCTGACGAGGCGTCTGGTGTGCCCGAGCAGGTGTTCGAGGCTGCGGCTGGATCGATGTCTGGCCACAACGCTGTGACGCTACTGCTGGGCAACCCGGTGAGGTCCAGCGGGTTTTTCTACGACACGCACACCCGGCTGGCGGGGGAGTGGACCACGTTTCAGGTGAGTTGTCTGGACTCGCCACGGGTCAGTGACGAGTACGTCAAGGAGATGCAGACCCGGTACGGGGAGGAGAGCAACGTCTACCGCATCAGGGTGGTGGGCGAATTCCCCAAGGGGGATGATGACACGGTGATCGCCATGGACCTGCTGGAGCAGGCGGTAAATAGGGATGTGGCGCCCAGCCAGCACGCACCGATGGTGTGGGGCTTGGATGTGGCCAGATTCGGCAGTGACCGAAGTGCCCTGTGCAAGCGCCAGGGCAACGCTGTGACCGAGGCCATCAGGACATGGAAGAATCTGGACCTGATGCAATTGACGGGTGCGGTGGTGGCCGAGTACAACGCCTTGGCGCCAAGCCAGCAGCCCAAAGAGATACTGGTGGACAGCATCGGCCTTGGGGCTGGGGTGGTGGATCGATTAAGAGAACTCGGCCTGCCAGCGCGGGGCATCAACGTGGCCGAAAGCCCGGCCATGGGCGGGACATACAGGAACCTGAAGGCCGAGCTTTGGTACAGAGCCAGAGCCTGGCTGGAGGCCAGAGACTGCAAGATGGCGCGGGATGATGTGCTGATTGCTGAACTGGCCACGGTGCGGTACAGCTTCACCAGCAACGGGAAGATCCAGATTGAAGGCAAAGACGAGATCAGGAAACGGGGTTTGCCCAGCCCTGACAAGGCTGATGCGTTTGTGCTGACGTTTGCAAGTGATGCCATTGCCGGGATGTACGGGTCAGCAGGCAGCAACAAGTGGGGCCAGCCGCTGCGCCGAAACCTGTCAAGAGTCGCATAATTGGGGGAACCAACTGGAGGTTTTTATGCCGATGAGCAAAGCAGCCAAGAAAATTGGCAAGGTGATGGGCGAGTACAAGGCTGGCAAGCTGCACAGCGGTGGCACTGGCAAGGTGGTGAAAAACCCCAAGCAGGCCATTGCCATTGCGATGAGTGAGGCCAAGATGCCCATGCGCGGCCAGCGCACAGCAACCAACCGGAGTAAAAAATAATGGCCACAATGCAGCGCACCATGGAACAAGTCATGGACAAGGAAGAAGGCGAGGACATGAGCGCAGGCGAGAACTGCCCCATGCCGACACTGGACATCACCCTGAACCTGAAGAACCGGGCCAAGGCCATCACCAGCGCGGCTTATGGTCCTGAGAATCCCAAGCTGCCCAACAGTGCGTTTTGGGCCAAGAAGGCCGACACCTGGGATGTGTCTACTGATGACGCCAAGCAGAGCCTGTGCGGCAACTGCGCAGCATTCAACGTGTCGGACACGCTGAAGAAGTGCATTGCCGAGGGCATCGGCATGGAGGCCGACCCTTGGGGCACGATCAAGCTGGCCGACTTGGGCTACTGCGAGATTTTTGATTTCAAGTGCGCGGCCAGCCGGACCTGTGACGCATGGGTTGTGGGTGGCCCCAACACGGGTGAGCAAGAGGGCGAAGACATGGAAGAAGGCGAATACGAAGAAGGGGATGAATCATGAAAGGCTTATATGCAAACATTCATTCAAAGCGCGAAAGAATCGCTGCTGGCTCTAAAGAGAAAATGCGCAAGCCTGGGGCAAAGGGTGCGCCAAGTGCTGCTGACTTTAAGGCAGCGGCTAAAACGGCAAAGCCTGCCAAGTCCAAAAAATGAAGACCCCGGCTTGGCAGCGTAAGGAGGGCAAAAGCCCATCGGGTGGCCTGAATGCCAAGGGTAGGGCCAGCGCCAAGGCCGAGGGCATGAACCTAAAAGCGCCTGTCAAGGCGGGTGACAACCCAAGGCGTGCCAGCTTCTTGGCACGCATGGGTAATATGCCGGGTCCAGAGATGAAGGGCGGGGAGCCAACCCGGCTGCTGCTGTCCCTAAACGCCTGGGGCGCATCCAGCAAGGCAGATGCCAAGGCCAAGGCGTCTGCTATCTCAGCCAGAAACAAGGCAAAAAAATGATCCCGATTTGCATTGCGACTGTTCACGGTAAGGGTCTGGCCGTGCTGCTGGAGAGCATCCGGCAGTACGCACCAGAACATCCTGTCTACCTGCATGGGCCTGAGTCGGTCATTGAAAAGTTTGACGCAACCCTCAAGATTTTTGGCCAACCCAGCAATTTTGGCGATGACTACAACTATGTCATCAACAGGGCGCTGCAAGACTATGACCAGTGCCTGGTGGCCAACGATGACATTGTGCTGACCCCTACCAGCATCAAGGTGCTGATGGAGGATGTGCAGATCATCAACACCATGCCCAGCGTCAAGGCCGGGTGGGTGGCATCCCGAAGTGATGCGGCGCGGCCATGCCAAAACGTGCGGATTACCGAGCAGCCCGAGCGCCTGCACTTCTACAAATTCCCATCCGAGTCTCACATCAAGATGGTCGAGGAAATCAGCCCCATCTTTGCATGGATTAGCAAAGAGGCGTTTGGCTGGGGATTCCCCCCGCTGAACTGGTACTCAGATGATGTCCACTGCCGCGACCTGATCAATAAGGGTTACAGCCACTTTGTCAGTGCCAGCTATGTCCACCACATCGGCAGTCAGACTATCGGCTTTGACGCCAAGAAACTGCATGACCAGGCGCTGCCATGGTTGCAGACCCACAGACCGGAATATGCCAAGGCTTGGTTTGACGTTTGAAGATTAAAATTGACGCAGTACGGTTTACCTAAAGGCACGGCCATGAACGAGCAAGACATCACCAACACCATCAACACTGATGTGGCCGCAGTCACCCCCATGGATGATGCAGAGTTGCAAAGCATCATCACGCAAGACCTGACCGATGCGGTCAGCTACATCGACAGCGACCTGTCACCGACACGCGCCAAGGGGACCGAGTATTACCGGGGCGACCTGTTTGGCAACGAGGTCGAGGGCAACAGCAAAGTGGTGGCCATGGAGGTGCGGGATACGGTGAGCGCCATGCTGCCCAGCCTGATGCGTGTTTTCTTCAGCACCGAGAATGTGGTCGAGTTTGTACCCCGAGGGCCAGAAGATGTGCAGTCTGCGCAGCAGGCCACCGACTATGCGAACTACATTTTCCAAAACGACAACAACGGGTTTTTGACCAGTTACGCCATCTTCAAAGATGCCTTGGTGCGCAAATGCGGCATCGCCAAGTTCTGGTGGGAGGATGACGAGAAGGTCAGCATTGACGAGTACACAGGGCTGGATGACCAGACCCTTGAGATGCTGATGCAAGAGCCTGACGCAGAGGTCAAGATTGTGGTGTCCTACCCTGACCCCAAC